CCAGGAGGCCACCGACCGCGAACGGCCCAGCCCCGCCGACGTGCGCCTGGCAGTGGAACAGGCAGCGGCCGACGCCATCGCCCGCGCCGCCGAGGCCGACGCGGCACGGACCCAGGGGCTTCCCGCCCCGGAAAGCCCCGCACCCGAGCACAGCTTCGGGGCCCGCACCGAGGTCATCCTCATGGGCCCCGTGTTCGCCCGTGAGTTGCTGGCCGCCAACCGGTTCTACGAGGAGGGCAGCGACCACGCGGGCCGCTGCAACCGCAAGTTCAAGCCGTACCTGGCCGAGCGGTACTGCGACGAGATGCTGGCCGGCAACTGGGTCCTCATCCACGCCGGCATCGCCCTGGACACCAACGGCGACCTGCTCGACGGGCAGCACCGCCTGGCCGCGCTGGTCCTCGCCGGTGAGGTCAAGCCCGACATCGAGGTGCCCCTGGCCATCACGTACGACCTGGAGCCCGAGGTGGCCCTGAAGATCGACGTGGGCAAGCCCAAGACGCTGGCCGACATCCTGTCCATGAACGGCGTCATCGACGTGAACCACATGGGCGCGCTGTGCCGGCTCATCGCCTTCTACCGCCAGAGCACCCGCTTCATCGAGAACGACGCCGAGACCGTGCCCGCCTTCCACCCCAACGGTTTCAAGGGCTTCCGCCCGGAGGCCGACGAGGTGCTCAAGATGGTCGAGCGGGACCAGTCCCTGCGTCAGCGCGTCGCCGACGGCCGGCTGCTGCACAAGGTCGTGGGCGTCACCCCCGCCTCATTCGTCTGGTGGGTGCTGATCCACGAGGGCTGGCCGGACGCCCAGGTGGAGGACTTCATGCTGGCCGTGCGCGACGGGGCCGGCCTGGACACTGACGACCCGCGCTACGCCGTACGGGAGACGCTGCTCAACCGCCGTGGCCGTCGGGGAGTCAACCGCGACTCCATCGAGACCGCCGCGCTGCTGATCAAGGCGTGGAAGATGCACCTGCGCGGGCAGCGGTTCAACGGCCGGGGCTTCGCCTGGCGCAAGGACGAGCAGTTCCCTCGCTCGCCGCGCCCCGGCGTGTAGAGTCACCCGATACACAGGGGACGCACCACCGACCCGGAGGGCGTCGGGCTGCCAACCAAGGCCCCGACGCTCACCGGGCGGCCACCGAGGAGGAGACATGCCCTGGCCCTGGACACGTGGGTTCGGGTTCGGCACCGCGCCGGACCGCCGCCGTGAACCGACCATCACCCGCGCCGACACCGCGCACGTGCCCCTCGGCGACGTGCTCTGGGCCGAGATCGACCGGCTGCGCCTGGTCATCGCCGCCGCCCGCGAAACCGTCGAGGAGATCCACCCACGGGTGCGGGAGGTTACCGGCCTGTCCGACGACCTGCTCGACCTGTGGAACATCCTCAAGCAAGGGGAGGCCAGCAATGTTGGTGCTACGTCAGACCGCTGAGACCGTGGCCCTCGTCCAGTTTGGCGGCTGGTCCGTCGGGTTCGGCCTGTTCGGGCTGCTGTACCTCGGCCTGTTCGACCACCTGTGGGTGGGTGGCGTCAAGCACGCCGCCGGCCGGGGCCGGCCGTCCACGAGCGAGCGGCTGTGGCTCACCCTGGCCGCCCAGGCCGAGTCCTACACTCCGCCCGGCCGCCCGTTCCGCTTCACGCCCTCGCGCGCGTACGAGGCCCTCAAGTCGGCCCGCCTGCGCGCCGCCGAGAGGTCCATGGCCCGCCGCACCGCCGCCCTCGCCGCCCGCCCCGCCGGGGTGGTCCACCCGTGGCCCAGCGCCTGGGGGGAGGACGAGTGGCTGTGAACCCGGCCAAGGTCAAGGCCAGGACCTACCGCCGCCGCACGCGCCGCTGGTGCGAGACGTGCCAGAAGCGGGCCCTGCAGGTTGAGACCCGCACCGAGGACGACGCGCCCGACTGGGGCTGCACCTCCTGCGGGAACGTGACCTGGCCCGACCAGGTCAACCGGCACCAGGTCACCCCGGGTGAGATCCGGGCCGTCTACTGGGCCCTGGGCGGGGCCAATCCGGCCGAGTTCAAAGCGTGGCTCAAGGCCCACGACGAGGGTTCGTGGGAGTCGTGAACATCGGCGCCAGCGGGCCCCTCGGGGTCTTCCCCGTACGGTCGGATCACGGCGACGTTCACTACTTCCAGGTGTGCCGAACCAACGGCGACTCGGTCACGGTGGGCGACTTCCGGGCCGTGTTCCGCGCCGTCACCGGCCGCGACGCGACCGACGACGACATCGCGTGGGACTGGTTTGCCGAGGAGGACCGATCATGACCGACTTCTATGAGGTGGAGGACAGCGTGGGCAAGGACATCCAGACCGGCAAGGTGGGCCACGACCTGAAGGTCGAGACCGTTGCAATCGACGTGATCGAGGTCCATCCGGACAACCCGCGCCGGGGCAACATGGCCGCCATCGCCGAGTCGCTGGAGACCACCGGCCAGTACCGGCCGCTCATCGTCTCGGGCGAGACCAACTACGTCCTGGCCGGCAACCACACCCTCATGGCTGCCCGCTACCTCGGCTGGGGCCAGATCCAGGTCGTGTTCCTTCACGGCCTCACCCCCGAGGCGGAGCGCCGCATCCTGGCCGTCGACAACCGCACCGCCGACCTCGGCACCTACGACGACGCCGCGCTGATCGCGCTGCTGGAGTCGCTGGACGACCTGGGCGGCACCGGCTACACCATCGACGACCTGGAGACGTTGCAGGCCCTGGCCGGGCAGGAGGCGCTGGTCTACAACGCGGCCACCGACGCCCACTACTCGGGCAGCGACGAGGAGCGGGCCCAGCACGCCGACAACGTCGCCAACTACCAGCCGATGAAGGCGCAGGGGCTGGAAGAAGTCATCCTCGTCCTGACCACCGACAAGAAGGAGCAGTTGGTCAACTGGCTGCAGGTGCTGCGGGTCAAGTGGGGCGACCAGTTGACCAACGGCGAACTGGTCTACGCCGCCGTTGCCCGGGCTGTGGATGGCGCGGCGTGAGCGTCCAGACCTCCTGCGACCGCTGCAAGAAGCGCATCGACGAGGTGGCCTACCTGCTCGCGGCTGCCCCGGCCGAGGCGCCCGACATCGGTAGGGCCTTGAGTGGCGTTCACCACCTGCACTGGGAGTGCGTTCCGCTGTGGGGACGCGAGGCCGCCCGCCCCGCCATCACCGTCCTGCGCGGCGAGTTCGAGCGGCTCAAGGCCCAGTACGGCCGGCCCGGTTCGATGATCACCCAGGAGCACCTCAACGGGTTCGAGGCCGCCTGCGAGATCCTGGAGGCCGGAGATGAGTGACCTGCGGCGCGACCTCACCGAGACCCTCAATCGGCACAGCGCCGAGAACGAGTCGAACACGCCCGATTTCCTGCTGGCCCGGTTCCTGCTCGCCTGCCTGGCCGCCTTCGACGAGGCCGTCAACGAGCGGGCCCACTGGTATGGCCGGTTCGACCGGCCGGGGCAGGGGGGCAAGTGAGGCTCACCCACGGCCAGACCGTCTGGCAGCCGGGGCTGATCGACGACTACGCCCGGTTCCACGACCTTGCCACCGCCACCGGCGACGTGGACCCGGTTTACCCGGTGCTGCGCCGCCTCGGCCGCAACTACCCTCCGCACAGCCTGGCGTGGATGTGCTTCCTGCACGTCGCCTACTACGACCTCGGCTCGGCCCTGCGGGCCGCGTCGCTGATGCTGGCCGGCCAGTGGGTGCCCGAGTTGCTGACCCTGCCGTGCGGCACCGAGCGCCGGGGCCACCGTGACCCGCGCGTGCTCAAGCGCCACCTTGAGGCCCTGGTGGCGCTGGACACCCACCATGAGGGCCTAGACCGATTTGTGACAAGCGCATCTGGCTACGGTGACCTGTTCGGCAAGGCCCTGTCCATCTGGGGCAACGGCCGCTGGGCCGCCTACAAGACGTGCGAGCTTCTCGCGTCCGTCTTCGGCCGGCCCGAGCTTGCCCCGACCGACATGGGCCACGCCCACTCCTCCGGCCCGCGTGCCGGCCTGGCCCTGCTGTTCCGGGGGCCGCTGCCCTACGGCCACAGCGCCGCCGCCGTGCGCCGGCTCAACGCCGTGTCGGGGCTGCTCGTGGACGAGTTGTGGCGCCGTGACCTGCTCGCTACCCAACCCACCACCGAGACCACCCTGTGTGACTTCCACTCGCTGGCCGCCGGCCGCTACTACGTGGGCCACGACATCGACCAGATGGGCGGCCAGTTGCGCCGCGCCATGAAGGCCATCGGCATCGACTCAGTGGACGGGGCCGACCGGACCGAGGAGGGCGTGCTGCTCCTGCGGGCCAGCGCCGCCGGGGCCGTGCTGTTCCCGTTCCGCTGGCCCTACGACGTGGACAAGGCCCGCCGCCGCGTCTACCGCGAGACCGGAGAGATCATTGATCCACGTTAACGGTATGGGCTGGTTTGGGGCGATGACCGCCTTTGCCCTGGCCCGTGAGGGCATCGAGTTCACCTGGGATGACACCGAGTCGGCGTACCAGGCGTGGCGGGCGTCGACCGGGTTCGTCTACCCGTCCGGCGATGTGCGCAGCGAGCAGGAGCGGGCCTCCTGGATTCGCTGGGTGCTCAACGGCGACGGCCCCTTGGGGCCTGAGGTCACCGACTACGCCTGCCTGGCCCAGTGGGCCTGGACCCACAAGCGCCCACCCCACGACGGCAAGCATCCGTTCACCGCCGCCCCGGGCGTACCTGGCCTCAAGGTGTCGGCCGCCATGGGCGTGGCCGTCAACGTCCAGCGCGTGGTCGAGGTCGCCCGCCGCATCTTCGAGCCCTACCGCATCGGGCACGTCCCGCAGGACGTGCCCGTGGTGGTGGCCCGGCCCAACGCGCTCACCACCAACGGCACCGTGTGGGGCTGGAGCCGGCGCGTCTTCCTCCGCTTCCCCCTCGGCGTGACCGACCCGTACGACAGCAAGCGGATCGCCCTCTACGGGAAGGTCCACCGGTTCGCCCTCACCTACGCCTACCCGGTGGCCGCCGAGCCTGGCCTCTGGTGGGCCGGCTCGTCGCTGGTCAACGAGCGTTACCCGTACACCCGGAGCGAGCTTCAGTTGCAGGACGCCTACCTGCGCTGGCGCACAGACTTCGCCACCCTGTTCCCGGGCGTCAAGATCGTTGGGACGGACCCGGAGATCCTCCAGGGATGGCGCCCCAAACCCCACACCGGCTCGGAGGGACGCATCATCCGCACCGAAAACCAGATCATCTACCCGGCCCTGTGGCATTCCGGCGTCCGCTGGGCGCCCAGTCTCGTGGAGGAGGTGGCCCAGTGGGCCCGCATGCGCACACTCTTGTCTACCTGATCGGCGCCCCGGGGGCCGGCAAGACGACCCTCATGCAGGCCCTCGTCGCCAAGTGCCAGCCGTACCGGGCGCTGCGCCCGTTCGGGTTCACCGTGCTCGCCTGCCCCGACAAGTCTGAGGCCGCCATGCTTGGCATCACCCGCGAGGGCGGGTTCAGCGGCACCGACGCCCTCTCCATGTCGGTGCAGCCGAAGGTGGAGGACTGGATGCGCACCGCACCCTACGAACTGGTCCTCGGCGAGGGCGACCGGCTCGGCAACGTCAAGTTCCTGTCGGCGATGCTCAACCTCAACTGGCGGGTCAACGTTGCCCACCTCATCGCCTCACCCGACCTGCTCGACATCCGGTGCGCCGAGCGGGGCTCCAACCAGTCGGCAACCTGGCGGTCGGGGCGGGCCACCAAGGTGCGCCGCGTCGGCGAGTGGGCCGCCACCAACGCCCACAGCTACCTGCCGCTCGACGCCGCCGCCCCGGTGTGGGTCAACGCCCAGCGCGTCGCCCGCAAGTGGCCACCCCTGCTCCGCCTCGACGTCCACAACGACCCGCCCCTGCTGCCCCTCCCCGAGGAGTTCTGATGCGCCGCTTCCGCCTGCACCGTATCCGCGACGAGTCGGGCGTCTCCGGCGTCGGCACCGTCGCCGAGGGCGTCGCCTTCACCGACGGCACCGTCGCCCTGCGCTGGCTGACCGCCACCGCCTCGACCGCCGTGTACGCCTCCATGGCCGACGTGGCGATCATCCACGGCCACGGGGGCGCTACCCGAATCGTCTACCTCGACAACGAGCGCAAGCCCAACGAGATCCAGGAGGCCACCCATGGGTGACGAGCCGAAGACCCGGCCCGAGTTGCCCCACGGCTGCCTGATGGTGGTCGCCGTGCTCGCCGGTGCGCTGGTGCTCACGGTGCTGATCTGCGCCGAGACCGTCAGCACCATCTGGGGCCGGTACCCGGCATGGTGACCCGAAACGGCCCGCCGCCGCCGCTCCTGGTCGCCATAGCCATCCTGTGGGCCGCCCTGATCACCGTCGCCGTGGTCCTCGACCAGCGCGAAAAGCACGCCCAGGCCCGATGCGAACTGTCCGGCCGCCACGTCGTCGAAGCCCAGCACGGAGACGGATGGAGTTGCCTGCCGTGAACCACACCATCCAACTGCTCCACGACCCGCGCGTGCGGGAGATGGCCGACCGCAACCACCAACCCAGCGAGGTCACGATCCGCAACAGCTACGGCATCGCCACCTGCCAGGTCGTGTGCGAACAGGACGGTGAGGAGTGGCCGTGCTCCCTGCGCGGCCAGATCGACGCCGCCCGCCAGACCGCCCTCCAGGAGGCACTCGACTCCGTCGTCCAGAAGAAAGGCAAGCCGTGAGCCCCGCTGAGACCCTGATGAAGAACCTGACCGACGCCCTCGGGCCCGAGACGGCCGCGACGGCCGCCCTGATCACCGCCGCCACGTTCCTGGAGTTCGCCGACCACGCCATGGACCAGGCCGCCGGATACCCGAAGGGCAGCGGCGGCCAGGCGATCTTCGCCACCTTGTCCGGCTCATACGTGGGCATGGCCGAGACCATCCACGACCTGGCGTGCCACGAGACCGGCTGCAACCTCCAGGCCGCGCTCACCAACGTCTTCATCAAGGCGGCACGGCAGTGATGCCCGACGAGTTCGAGATCGTCCACCGCGTCCAGCGGGCCATCAAGGCCGCCCGGCCGGCCATCGCCCGGCGCATCATGCTCGACCCGGTGGCGTCCCTGATCGCCAAGGTGATCCGCCAGGTCGCCGAGACACCCGAACCCGACCGGGACTACGCCCTGCTGGACGCCACCGGCGCCATCCTCAACCTCATGGAGACCGACAACAGCGACATCACCCGGGCCATGGCCGGCACCGCCGAGCATCTGCTGCACCGTTGGGGCCGCCCGCCGGTGGGAGACTCGCAGACATGATCGAGCTACGGCTACGCACCCGCCTCGCCGCCGAACACCTGGAACCCAAGCAAGGCAAGGTGCTCGGCCCAGCCGACTACGACGTGCTCCTCACCGGCCCCGCCAAGGTCCTCAAGCCCGACGGCAAACCCCTCTGCGTCTACCTTCCCCACGTACTGGACGAATGGGCCAACAACGACACCATCTACGGCATCCTGCACGAATTGCGGACTCACACCACCAACAACCGGGGCATGTCCAGCGGCGGCGGCATCGCCAAATCCCCCTCCGGCAAGCGCTACGCACCCACCACCAGCAGCACCATCATCGGAGCGTTCGACCCGAACAGCTACCGCCGCTACTGCCGCCTCACCGCCTGGACCGGCCGCAACCTCCCCAGGTGGGAGACCCTCCAGCCGTTCCTCGCCGCCATCGCCGACCAGATGGCCGCCCACGTACCCGAACGCCACCGCGCACAGATGCGCGAGGTCATCGCCACCCGCCCCGAATGGGTCGTGCCCGGCACCCCGTTCACCACCGTCACCGTCAACAACACCTACCCAACCGGGATGCACACGGACAAGGGCGACCTGGATGCGGGCTTCTCCACCCTGGCCGTGCTCCGCCGGGGCGGCTCGTTCACGGGCGGGAACCTGCTGTTCCCCGAGTACCGGGTGGCCGTCTCGATGGGCAACGGCGACCTGCTGCTCATGGACGCCCATGAGTGGCACGCCAACACCGACATCGTCTGTGGCTGCGGAAACACCCTGTTCGGGCTGTGCGAGACGTGCGGGGCGGAGCGCATCTCGGTCGTGTCGTACTTCCGTACGGCGATGGTGGGCTGCGCCGACGCCGACACCGAGGCTCGCCGCGCCGCCGAGTGGTGGGCGAAGCGCTGATGGGCAACCTGGGACGGGACCTGGGGCGCGCGCTGTGGGTCATGGCCGTGCTGCTCTACCTGCTGGCCGCCGCCTGCCTGACGGGAGTGCTGCGCTGATGCCTCGGGTTGAGATGACGCACCGGTGCGCCCGCTGTGGCCACCGCACCCAGGCTGCGAGCCTGGCCGAGTTGCTGTTCGAGCCGCCCGAGGAGTGCCCGAACTGTGGCGGGCCCATCCGGGTCCAGGCACACGTCGGCAAGCCCCTGGAGGCCCTCTCGGGGTCGCCGGTCGAGGCCGAGGAGGACGAGCCGTGACGGTTCCGCCGAGCGCCCTGGGGCGAGCCTCCCTCGTCGCCGCCCTGCGCGCCTACTGGCTGGAGGACCGGTTGGGCGCCCATCCTCTGGCACCGTGGCTCCGCCACAGCGGCCCGTCTGTCGTGTACGATCAGACAGCCGGTCACGGTGGGTTGCTGCAGAACCCGGACAGACCGGCACAGAGCGATGTTACCGACGAGTATGGGTGTCCCCGAACCCCGGGCCGAGACCCCGGACCCACTACGGAGAGTGAGCCAATGCCGGCACGTAAGCGCGAATCGGGTCTCTACTACGTGACCCGTGAAGGCCGCGAGGTCGACCTCAGCGGCGGCGGGTTCCGCCTGTTCGGTGCCCTGGAGCGCCGCCTCCTCCAGGCCCACCTGCTCCACGCCATGGAACAGGTCGGCGTCGCCATGCGCCTCGGCTCCGACGGGCCGGCCCACGCCGGCCACGTCGAGCAGCCCCTCCCCCTCACCGGCGACCCCTCCATCGAGGGCCGCCACGAGGCCGAGGAGGTCTGACCGTGGCCGCCCTCCGCATGACACCGGCCCGCATCGAACTGCTGCGGGCCGTCAAAGACGGCAGCGTCAGGGTGGACGTGCTGTCCGCCGACCGGCACGCCTACCGCATCGACAAGAACGGCTGGCCGACCGTTACTCACGCCCTTCACCTGCTGATCCGCGACCGGCTGGTCAGCTACCCGGACCGCAAACCGAACGAGCCGCGCGCCGTGACCGCCGAGACCACCCGCGCCGGAGACGACGTGCTCGACTCGTACGAAGGGCCCGAACTGTGACCGCCGCCATCGATCAGCGCCGCGAGGTCATCGAGACCATCGCCAAGGTGCTGCCGCCCATGCCCCACTACTGCAACGAGGTGGCCTGCTCGCACGCCGGCACGCCAGACGAGAGCCTGGCGACCGCCGTCTACAGCGCGCTGCGCGAGGCCGGCCTACTCGACCCGTACGCCGCCGGCTACTCGCCGCTGCTGTCCGCGCTCGACCGGTGCCGCCACGGCCGCCACGCCAAGGACCGCTGCATCGACTGCGGCACCTGGTCGACCGGCAACCTGTTCCTGTCGCCTGGGCAGCGCATCGGCACCACCATCTATGGCGAGCCGATCATGGTGCCCGAGGAGCAGGCCCACCGTTCCCACCCCAACCGGTGGGTGCCCGGGCCCGGAGGGCAGTGGCTGTGAGCGTCACCGAACGGGCCATGCTCGTCGTCGGGTTCGCGTTCTCCCTCGCCGCCTCGGCTGGTGTGCTGTGCCTCGTCGTCGGGTTCAGCGCGTGGCCCGTGCTCGTCGGGTTCGGCGTGGCGTTCGTTCTCGGGGTGACCTTTGGCCCCGGCATTCTGAGGAGGTTGCATCAGATTGAGCGAGGCTGACGACCGCAACGCCGCCCTGGCCGAGGCCACCATGATCGTGGCCCGGGGCGCCATGGACGACGACGACGACCGCGTCGCCGCCGCCATCGACGGCATCGGCGACGAGTACGGCGACCGGGGAGTGTTCTGCGTCTGCGCCGGCCTGGCCGAACTGGTGGTGCAGGCCAACCGGATGCGCGAGACGGGCGAGGCCACCGCCCGCGCCGCCGGCTACCCGGGCGACGGCTGGTGGGGGGTTGAGTTCCAAGGCGACGACGGCCCAGTCGAACCCGAGGAGGGCTTCGGCCTGGAAGACGACGACGCCATCCACGAACGGGCCGTCGTGTTCGTGGGCCGGTTCTTCACCGCCTGCCTCAACCGCGACCTGACCATCGCCACCAGCCTGTTCTACGCGCCCATCCAGGCGGGCGACGACGGCCAGTTGGTGGCGAACGTGTGGCACCTGTGCGGCATGGCGGGTGCGATGCTGCGCGCGGCCGAGCAGGGCGACTTCGACGCGACGATGGGCAAGTGGGGTGAGACCGGTGGCGCTGCACTTTGACCTGATGGTCAACGACCGGCCCATCGGCATCGAGTTGGTCATCCAGCGGCTGGAGCCGCTCGGCGACGGGCACGTTCAGCCGGGCCAGGGCACCGGCCGGGTCTACACGTATGAGGCGTACGTGTACGACGAGCCGGAGCGCCGCGTGCAGTTCAAGCACGACTACGACGACGGGGCCCTGTGGTGCGCCCGCCGGGCCCTCGACGCCCTGCTGGGGGAGGAGAAGCAATGGTGAGCCTTCAGGTGCCCGGGTCGGAAGGCCGCCCCATCGTGATCGTGGTTCGGTCGCATGAGGAGGTCGAGCGGGTGGTCAAGGCCCTGCTCTCGCTGGGCGAGCATGAGGGTGTGCTGGCGCCGGCCCCGCACGGATGGATGGTCATTCCGGCCACCAACGGCACGCTGGTCTCCCCGAGGACCGACTAAATGCCCCGCGCCGGCACTGTTGACCGCCTCAAGCGCGACACCAACTACCTGACCGGACGGCCGCCGACCGTGTTCGTCATGATCGGCAACAGCGACGACAAGCTCACCCAGCGCGAGTGGCACGACTTCTGCGGCGACGCCGAAGTGCTGGTCCTCCAGTACGGCATCCGCATCCACGGCAACTGGCGGTCCAAGTCGGACGACCCGTGGCAGAACGCCTGCTGGTGCTACGAGGCTTGGCCCCACCTGATGGATGAGGCCAAGGTGTCGTGGGCCAAGCTCGCCGCCAAGTACCGGCAGGACTCGGTAGCTTTCAGCGAGGCCCGGGAGACCCTGTTCCTGGGCCCACAGTGGATGGAGGTGGAAGGCTCGTGACCTCCCCGGCCCCGGACCTTCAGTGGACGATCCGGCCCAAGGTTGGCGGCATGGGCGTGTATGGCGCGTGCGCCGGCAAGCTCTACGACCTGCTCCAGGACCCGCCGCCGGCCGATCGACTCCAGCGCCGGTTGCTGCGCACACTGTTGAAAGAGTCCCTGCGACGGTTGGAGGAGAAGGATGCCCAGGCGTAGAGAGATCAGCCAGGCGGAGATGCTCGATTGGCTGAAGGCCCACGCCACGGTGGCCGGGCCGGACAACACGGCCATCGTCGACCCGGAGACCGAGCAGGTCCACAAGCTGGCGCTGACCGTGGCCGAGGTGACGATCGGCGGCCACACCTACGCGACGAGCCTGTCCTCGGGCCACGGCACCCACCAGCAGCCGGGCCTGGAGGAGTACGGGGAGACGCTGCGCCGCGTCACCCTCTACCTTCTGCTGGACCGCGCCCGCAACGCGATCATCGAGGAGATCAACGGTGGGGATTCGGCCGCTGACTGACGACGGTCTGTACGAACTGCTCGACGCCCTCGGGTTCGACACGTCGCACCGCGCCCACGAGCGAGCCCAGTTGGAGCGCCGCGTCCTCCAACTGGAAGACCGCCTGGAGGCCAGCGAGGAGACGGTTGAGGCGCTGTGGGAACACTTGCGCCGCGCCGAACGGGAGAACGCGACCCTGGAGGCCCGTCTGAAGATGGTGAAGAGTGCCACAGCCGATGCCTGACCGCAACGACGACCACCTGCCGCCCGTGGGTGAGGGCACGGTGGAGGAGTTGCGTGCGGCCATCGGCGCCTCTCCCCGGATGGTGCCGACGAGCCGGCAGGCGCGCCGCTGGACCACCATCACCGAGCGAGAGAACCGGGCGCTGGAGTTGACGGCCGCCGGGGCCACGTACGAGCAGATCGGCAAGATCCTGTCGATCACCCGCCGCAACGCCCAGTTGCTGGTCGACAAGGCGGTCGCCCGCCGCGCCCTGGAGATCAACCGCCAGGAGGCGGGGCAGGTGCGGGCCATCCTCATGGACCGGCTGGTCGCGCTTCACCGCCGCTGGTGGCCGATGGCCCTGGGCAACCCGGCCGAGGGCGTCGAGCCCAGCCAGGTCGCCGCCGACATGATCCTCAAGATCCATGACCGGCTGGCCCGCATCACCGGCGTCGACTCGGGCGTCGAGACCGTCGCGCGGGTGGATGTGGTCATCACCGAGCAGGACCGGGCCAACCGCCTGGCGAGCATCCTCGACGGGCTGGCCGAGGTCGCCGCCCGGCAGCGTGCCATCGAGGGCGAGTTCCGCGAGGACGCCGCCTGATGGACACAGACCGCACCCTCCCCGAGGGCCTCACCCGCGCCATGTTCGACGCCATCGCCGCCCTGCGCGAGTGGGTGACCCCGCCGCCGGCCCCCGACGACGAGGTGAGGGCCTGGCCTCTGTTCAGCGGCTGGGAGTACGGAGGCGTCTACTGCGCCAAGGACGGCTGCGGCTGCGCCGCCGAGGGCAGCGAACTGATCCGGGGCGACGACCACTACGGCGACGAGGCTGCGACGTTCACGCTGGCCGATCTTCACGCCCGCATCGGTGAGCACATCGCTTACCGGGCCCAGCGTCGCGCCGAGGACGCCGAGGACGCCGAGGACGCCGGCTGATGTGCAGGTGCATGCACATTCCGCCGATGGGCACGAACGTTCACCGCGTAACCTGAAGCCCGTGGAGCACGACCTGCCCGCCATGCGACTCATGCACGGAACCCACACCCCTGCGGACCTGGCCGAACATGACCAGGTCCGTGCTGCCGCGTCCACCGACCTGGATGCGCTGCTCGCCGCCTACCGCACCGCCCGGGCCAGCCGGGGGCTCGCCGCCGTCAACACCGCCTACGTCATCGGGCTGATGAACAAGTGGCCGCCGATGCACGTCGCCGCCGCCCTGGTTGAGGCCCTGGACAGGCTCGCCAAGCTGGAGCCGCCCAGCTAGTCTGTCGACATGGGCCCGACAGAGCGCACCGAGGAGACCGTGGCCGAGCGGTTCCCGGACCGGGGTGAGCCGCCCTCCAACGAGGTTGTGGTCGACCCGGACGCGGCGCCCGCGCCGAACATCGGTCACCCGGAGGACAACCGCCGGCCCGGACCGCTGGACAACCGATGGCTGGTATAGCGCCCATCTGGGCCGGCTACCCCAAGTCGTACACGCCCGGGCGCGCGCGAGCCCCCAAGCTGTGCGTCATCCACTACACGGCCGGCTACGCAGGCCCGCTGGCCGCCGAGGATGGCGTCGCCTACGACAAGCGCCGCACCGACGGCACCTCGTGCCACATCTTCGCCGACAGCCTGGGCGCCCCGCTCCAGGAGGTTCCGCTCGGCGACCGCTCGCACAGCGCCTACTTCCACGGCAACGAGATCGGCGTCCACATCGAGACCTGCGACACGGTGCAGAGCCGCGCCGGCTGGCTCGACGAGGTGTCCTACCCGACGCTGGTCAACGCCGCCGGGGCGGCCCGGTGGGTGTGCGACACGATCCGTCTTCCCTTGCGGCTGATGACGGTCGACGAGGTGAGGGCGGCCTACTACGAGGACGGCCCGGGCGGCATCTGCGACCACTGGGCTGTGACGGACGCCTTCCCGGAGGATGGCGGCAACCATACGGACATGGGGCCCGAGTTCCCGTGGGACGTGTTCATGAAGCTCGTGGTGGGCGAGCCGCAACGGAGGGTGGGAGACGACATGCTGATGGTGGCGAAGTCGGGTGCGGGCCCGAACGGCGAGACGACCGAGCACAGCCGCTGGTGGGCCGGTGACGGCATCTACCACCGCGAGATCCCGGACGAGTCGAGCGCCAAGAACCTGCTGGGTGCGATCAAGCTGTTCTACGGCGACCCGCGTGCCGAGATCCTGTCGTGGGGTGACACCTCTCCGCAGGCGGTGCAGGCCGTCATCGGCGCGATCCCGGCCGGCACCGGCGGCGGCGGTTCGGGCCCGTCGATGGAGACGCTGGTGGAGGCGGCCCGGCAGGGCGCCGAGTTGGCCGAGGACAGCTAGCCCGCGCGGTCGCTACTCGTGGTCTTGGCTAGCTGCTACGCTGCTGCCTAAACCGGGTGTGGAGGGCTTGCCATGGGACTGACGACCAGCATCGGCCTGACGATTTCGGCCGACCTCACCAAGGCGCTGGACCTCGCCCAGGCCCGCGTGCCACTGATCAAGACCTACTCGGTGGCGTTGACCAACGGTGTGCTGGCCGGCCAGGCCGACCTGATCTTCCACGACACGCGCACCATCGCGCCCTCGTCAAACGACGACCTGGACCTGGCGGGCGTCCTGCTCGACCCGCTGTGCACGACGCTCTCGTTCGTCCGCGTCAAGGCCCTGATCATCGGCGCGGCTGCGGCCAACACCAACAACGTCGTCATCGGCGCCGCCGCCGCCAACCCGTGGATCGGCCTCTACAACGCCACCGGCACCACCACCCTCAAGCCCGGTGGCGTGAACGCCTACTTCGCAGGCCAGGCCGATGCCATCGCCTCCACCGTGGTCGCCGCCACCGGCGACATCCTGCGCGTGGCCAACTCGGGCGCCGGCACCAGCGTCAACTACGACATCATCGTCATCGGCGCCTCGGCCTGACGTTTCGCCGCAGGGTTGCTAGGCTCCAAACCGTGGCCAACCCGCAAGAGGACGACCTCGACATCGCGCTGGACGCCGCCGTCAGGCTCATGGCCGGTGAGCGGTTCGCCGCCATCGCCTGCGCCACCAGCGACACCGAGGCGGCCCGCCGGGTCACCGAGGTTGCGGACGTGTTCGTGGCGTGGCTGCGGCGCACGGCCAGCATCACCCTCAGCCCCCCAGTCATCGAGGAGATGGAATCACCGTGACCACCATCGACAGCAGCCAGCAGGCCCGCTACGTCATCTCGTCGGCGGATGACCGGGGCTTCCCGGTCGACGCCGCCCTCACCGCCACCTCCAGCGACCCTTCCGTCGCCACCGCCGAGATCATCGAGGCGACCGCCGGCACCGCCTCGGGCAAGGACGAACTGCTCGTCAAATTCGTCGGCGTCGGCTCGACGCTCGTCACCGTGACCGACTCGGCCAACCCGGCCATCTTCGGCTCGGACAACATCGACGCCGTTGCCGGTGGCGTCGCGGCCGTCGTGCTGGAGACCCCGGTCATCGAGGAGATGACGCCGTAAGCTGGAGCCCGCTTGACGGCGGCCTCGCGAGACACCAACGAAAACGGCCCCGAGCTTCACGCTCGGGGCCGTTTCCTGTCCAGTGGTGCCCGAGTTCAAAGACGGACTCGGTGCCTGTTCGGCTGCTCTACCGGGCTGAGCTACCCACTCCCCGAGGGGAGCGTGGCGGGATTCGAACCCGCGACCTGCCGATTAAATGAAGTAACCGTGCCCTACGCACCGGGCACCTCTGGAGTTGTGGGGCCCCCCGAGGAATCGCACCTCGCCTTCGCCCCCCGAAGGGGCGCGTGCTCTGGTTACACCTGAGGGCCGTGACGCGGTTGGCCCAGAGTCCGGAGCGCTGCGCAGCCTCTCCGTGCCAACCGCGTGTCTACCGTATCACGACAGGGGTTGCGGGGAGCCTCCCTATGAGCCGCACGGGACGGGAGGCCCCCGCTGACGCAGGCCAAGCTCCAGGGCCAGAAAGGAACCCGGGGTGAAAGACCCTTCCGCACCCGCCGTAGCCAGTCGGCGATGCGGCCTGACCTTACGGCTGGATCGTCCCCTTTCCCGGGCAGCCGCTTGACGCCATCGTTCCGAGGGGCCACGACGGGACTCGAACCCGCAACCGTGCGCTTTAGAGGCGCCTGCTCTGCCGTTGAGCTACGTGGCCGGGGGAGGTTCCTCAGTCCTCCATGAAGTCGAGGTGCAGGCCGAACAGGCTGGCCCACCGGTCGATGAACCCAACCCCGGGGTGGGTGCGGCCGGCCTCCCACTCGGAGACCGCGCTCTGGGTGGTGCCCATCCAATCGGCCACGTCCTCCTGGGTGAGCCCGGCCTTGACCCGCTCGTCGTGGAGCCGGTCCACGAACCGGGCCCAGGGCGCCGCGCCGGTCCTACCCACGGCCGTTGACCGTTCGGGCGACGAGCACGCACAGCAGCGCGAGCACGGCCAGGCCGAACAGGATCAGGCCCGGGCCGAGCAGCGCGCTGGCCGCGTCGGTGCTCACCGCCACCGCCTCCACTTGCGCGGCTTGGCCGAGTGGAGACGCCGGAAGGCGTCCGCATCGGCGGCCAGCACGTCGCCCCGCAGGGGGCCCCAGGCGCGCGACTTGTCACCGTCGGTCCAGTGGTAGTGGCCCGACCCGCCGGTGGCCCGTACGCAGGTCCAGGCGCCCCGCCGGTGACGGAAGCCCGTGTGATGCAGGCGCCGCCCTCCGGCGCTGACCCAGAACACGCCCTTGCGCCGCGCCCAGCGCCGGTCGGTGCGGCTCATCCGCCGCCACTCGATGCGGTAGCCCCGGCCCCGGCAGGGCCGCCGAGTCCACACGGTGCGGTCGCCCGGGTAGTCCGGGTGCCAGGTGTGGAGCCGGCGCACGTGCGGCCCCGGTTCGGAGTCGACGGTGAGGTTGTAGCGGTAGCGGATCACGGTCGCCCCTAGAAGTCGTGTGAGCAGAGCGGGCACGAGTGGATGTCCTCCACCCGCGTGTTGGCGATGAGGAACGCCCTGTCCACCGAGGGCACCACGTCGGCCGCCAGGCGGTCGGCGTGGGCCTCGATGAGGGCCGCCTCGGTCGGGTACCAGTGCAGGCACTCGTGGCACAGCACGCCATCGGCCACGCCCGTGGCCGGCTCGTCCTCGTTGTGCCAGGCGCAGTGGTCCTGCTCGCACGCCGCCGTAGGCTCGTGGGGCATCAGTGCACCACCAGCCGGACCGTCGCCCCCCCGATCAGGTCGCCCCACAGGCGCATCGCGGTCCAGCGCGTCTCGCTCGACAGGCCGTAGTTCATGTCGACGACGTGGTCGCCGACCTGGATGGAGGCGTTGACCTCGATGAGGTAGCGCCACCGCTCGACGTAGCCGAACGGCTTGTACGTGACGGCCCACATGGAGGCGTCGAACGGGCGGGCCTCGGTGGCCCGCCATTCCTCGGTGAGGGCCGCCCGCGCCCACTGCACGTTCCACCAGCGGGCGTGACGGTCGGCCTCGACGTACGCGTCGACCGTGTCGTAGAGCATCTCCCGGACGAACCCGCCGGCCCGGGGCCAGCGCACGTACGTCTCGTCGGGGGTGGCGGTGGTCGGTGGGGCCATGATCACTCTCCGTTTCTGAGGAGCCTGCGGACCGGGAGCCCGTGATCCCCATTGCAGTCCGCAGGCCCTGTGAACACAGGTCGGGGGCTTGGCGACATCTGACAGATGGTCGGCGTCTTGACGTTCCTCCGGCGGCCCCCGTGTGACCGTGGCGCGTCGCAACCGGGCCGTTGTGTCTTAGTCGCGGCCAGGGCGCCCGCTCACTTCTAGACCCCGATGGTCAGCACCTCGGGGAGCTTCGCCTGCTCCAGCGCCAGCACGCGGAGCCACTCACCGTCAAGGGCGTGGTAGACGCCGTACGGGTCGTCGTCCCGGCCTTCGAACCCGTGCCGCCACAGCCACTCCTTGCCGTGGTTGTCGGCCACGCGCGAGTAGGCGTCGGAGCGCGCGTACGGGCTCTCGTGGCCGCTAGCCAGGGCGATGACGCACCAGGAGGGGCTAGACATCATCAGCCGGCCCCGCTCGGCAACGGCGCTGCTGAGTTGCAGCCCCTCGCCGCCGCCCTCCTCGCGCAGCCACTTCAGGCCCCGCTGGACCCGCTTCGGGATGTTCACCGGTGATCCTCCGTCCCGCGACAGGTTGACTCCAGGGTCTGGGTCCACAGCGTCTCCAGCAGGTTCCACGTCTTGTTGCGGCCGAGGGTGGAGGCGGTGGCCTCGTCGAGGTCGAACCCGTGCTGGATGGCCCAGCACGCCGGCACCTCGTCCACGTTGTGCAGCCAGCCCCGGCCGAGCCAGTCCGCGTCGGTGGCGGGTGCGGTGCAGACCGCCTTGTGGGTGGCGAAGAACCCGGCCAGGTCGTCGGAGTTCGTGCCGGTGTAGGCGAGGCCGAGGATGCAGGTGTCGGCCATCACCATGTTGAGCGAGCCGAGGCGGTCGCACAGGCGGTCGATGGACAGGTCGTGCTTGTGGCCCTCGGTGAGGAGCCAGCCGAGGCCGCGTGCGACGCGCTCGACGAGCACCTCCTCCACGGCCTGGGCGGCGGGTGTCTCGGTGATCACGGTGGTGCTCCTGTCTGGCGGAGGGCTGATGTATGGGGTAACGATACACGACCGGGCAAGCCCTGGCGTATCGTGGGGGCCAGCGGATTGGCGCAGTGGTAGCGCGCGGGGCTCATAACCCTGAGGTCGCCGGTTCGGCTCCGGCATCCGCCACTTGCCCTGCGGAGGGCATAAGAAAGGCCCCGCACCACCTCACGGTGGCCGGGGCCTTTCTCGTCACAGGATGATCGTCGCCTGGGCTTGCTTGACCTCGACGAGGCCCGCGTACCTTTCCGAGGTCAGGTAGTGGCCGGCCGTGCGCAGGTCGCGCAGGATGTCCTGGAGCGTCTCGATGGAACTGTTCAGGTGGTACTCGGCCTGCCAGTCGTCCACGTTCACGTCCACGTCGAGGGTGACGGTGATCTTCATGGCTGTGCTCCCTTCGGTGCCCCCGCCCGGTAGCGGAGGTCGTGGCCAGCCGGGACTCGAACCCGGCCCTCCCCCTCGCGGGGGGCGGAGACACCCGTCTCCAACTGGCCTGACTTGCTAGACCTGGACCCAGCCAGCGCGGCTGCACGCCCAGTTGGTGCCGTTGACGTCCACCGTGTCGCCCACCGACAGCGAGCGCACCCACTTGCCGTCCATCGCCTTGGCGATGGTGCCGGCCAGCCCGCCCAGGGTGTGCGGCTCGGGGTGGTTGGTGGCGACGAAGGTCGCCTCGGCCACCTCGGGACCGTCGTACGTGCGGGCCGACCGGACGGTGAGCAGGACCAGGCGCTGCGTGGCGCCCTCGCGGTAGCCGTCACAGAACGAGACGTAGCCGCTCGCGCGGTCCGACTCGGTGAACCCGATCATGAGGTTGTAGGTGCGGTCCTTCACGATCGAGGCCGGGCAGGCCGGGTCGGTGAGGTTGGCAATCGCCATCTCGGTGGTCTCGGTGGAGACGCGCTCCACCAGGTACGCGAGGTCTGCCACGATGGTCGGCAGGGCGGCGATGCTGGCCTCGGTGACGCCGTAGCGGGTGAAGATGTCCTGCACCAGCCCGGTGAGGTACTTGTCGCTCATCAGAGCGCTCCCTTCATGTGACCCCACTCCGGTAGCGGGGATCGTGGACCGGCAGGACTCGAACCTGCATCTACCGGCAAGTCGTGCCGGTGCTCTGCCCTTGAGCTACGTGCCCTTGGCCGCCCCCGTGGGGGCGGGTGGTGCTACACCTCGTCCAGCCAGGACCCGGTGCTCTTGCTGTGCTCGGGCCAGCGGGCCAGCCCGAAGGCGTTCGTGGTGACCGGCAGGACGTTCCCGCATCCCATGCACGCCCGGTTGACGGTCTCCAGGATCACGAGGTGGCCGGTGCGGCCGTCGATGACCCGGGCACCCTGGCCGCTTCGCGCGCAACGCTCGTTGGTCTTGGTCTTCATGTGGTGCTCCCTTCAGTGGGCCCCCGGTAGGGCCTCGTGCTGTTCCGGGTGTCGAACCCGGGGTGCTGTCTGGTCTGACCATACAGCACCGCACCTGCAACAGCAACCAACGGCTAGCCGTGAATCCAGGCGTCGCTGCCCCTCAACTCGCACCGCACATTGCTACGCGCGGCGACCACCGCGAGGTCGGTGGCCACGGTGGCGCCACGCAACTTGATCGCGCAGCGCAGCGCCCTCGGCGCCACCTCGTTGAGCGTGTCCCGATCAGCGAGGTAGGTGGCGTCGAGGTGAACCTCGTACGCCGGGGGCCGACCGGCAAACCGCTCGTCGGTCGGGTTGTACTGGAGGGCGACGTAGCGGCCCGTCCACGGGGTCGTGGTCCGGAGGTCGAACGGCCCCGCCACCATGCCCTTGCTGTCGAGGGCGACAGCGTCCGCCTCACCCGAGCGGGTGTAGACGTGGACAGCGATCGGCACGCAGTAGTCGTTCGAGCCGGCCGGGCTTAGCGCCCGCACCTCAAGCTCGAAGACGATCCACGAGTTGCCCGGGGTGACGCCGCTCGGGCGCTCCTGGGCAGCGGGGTCGAACGGTGGCGGCGGAGCCACGGGGCCCGCCACACACTCGCTTCCGTCGTCGCTGGGTTCCGGCGTCGGGTTGCCCCAGAAGTCGGTTCCACAGCCTGTCAGCGTGAGCACGGCCGCCGTACTGGCGGCCAGGATCTTGCGCACGTTGCTCTCCCATCTGTGTGGGTGACCTTCGTTAGGTCACCTCGCCTCCACCCCGGGACTCGAACCCGGCGACTCCGACTGGCCAGTCAGGAGTCCGTGCCATTCAACGGTGGAGATGGACCCAGGGGGCCCGAGCAGGGCCCCCTGGGGTTCGCTCACTCCGCCAGTTCCTCTTCCATCTCGGCAAGGGTTTCGGTGGCGTAGGTGTCGATGATCCGCTTGGCCGTGTTACGGCCAACACCAGCAGCAGCCGCGAGTTCTGCCACGGTGAGCCCCGGGTTCGCTGCGAACAGCCGACGCGCATTCGCCGCGCGCCGCCGGGCCTGCTGAGCCGGCGTGCCCTGTCGGGTGACGCCGTTCGCGGGAGCAACCTCGGTGGTCGGAGCTACCTGAGTCTGGATGTCCAGTTCCATGGCCTCGATCTTGCGGAAATCGGGGCTCTGGGAAACCACCCGCACCAACTGGCTCAAGGGGATCAGGACGACGACGACGCCGAACAGGACCTTGACCAGCGTGGGCGCCGGGGCGAGCACGTTGACCGTGCCGCTCACACCCACAGGGAAGAGGATCACCCAACCGGAGACCTTCTTCGCGACCCCAGCCGCCGCACGGGCGGTGAGGGTCCGGATGCAGATGAGGATCAGGTAGTCGAGACCGACCGGGATGCCGATGCTCCCGCCGATCAGAGTGAGCGACTCCAGCCACGTGAACACGATGTGGAAGAACCCACCCGTGGTCGGGAACTGGAGGGGCACCAGACTGAGAATGAACGCAATCTGGTGGGGCATGCTGACCCCGAGAGCGATCTTGGTGACCCTCTCGGCCGCCTTGGCGTTGGCCTTGATGTTGGACAACGCCTCGGTCGCTGCGTTCTTCGCGTGCTCTGCGGCGAAGATGGCGGCCTGCGTTTGAAGCTTGCTCATGTCGACTCCCATTCGACTTGAGTGCCAACCACCCCGGTAGGTGGTTGATCGTGGCCCCGGGGGGACTCGAACCCCCTCCGCTGTCTCGCCCGCCCCGCCGGTACGGGGGGCGCTGGTTACGGACCTGTCGTCCGGCTGACGTATCTGTGCGGCTGCAACCTGCTGCCGAAGCCAAGGCCGGGGGGCGCTCGATGGGAGATCGTGCTACCGCACCCCGGCTGGTCTGTGCGTCTCGACTGTGTGCGTCGGATCCAGTTGTCAAGTTTCAGGTCCCCCGTTTTGCTGTATACCCTAATCATACACCTAAGGTCCTGCCCTGTCTACCCGGACTTGACAAGGGAAGTGTCCAGTAGGCGACAGAACGGGCGTTGCCTGTCTGGCCCGGCTATACTCGCGTCGCCCTTCCTTCCCGAGAAGGCTGGCAGGGTTGCGGCGCTCCGGTCTCTACCCGGGGCGCCGCGTCGGCTTACGGTGGACCCCACAGGAGAGGGGGGCGCCGTGGGCATGTCGGCGAAGATGCAACTGGCCGAGTTGCCCCAGTACGTGCAGCGCGCCTGGCTCCTGGACCAGCCCGAATGGGTCATCGACGACATTGAACGGGAAGCCTGGTGGTGGACCGGCCGGCCCGAGCAGATGGCCCCCTCCGGGGAGTGGTTCATCTGGCTGCTGCTCACCGGCCGAGGGTTCGGCAAGACCCGGGCCGGCGCCGAGTGGCTCGTGGACCAGGCGCTGCGCTACCCGCGCGACCTCGCCGGCAACCCCACCAACTGGCTCGTCATCGGCGAGACCATCTCCGACACCCGCACGTTCTGCATCGACGGCCCGTCCGGCATCAAGCGGGCCCTGGACCGGCGCCGCATCCCGTACCACTACCAGAAGGCACCCAAGCCGATCATCGCCTTACCCGGCGAGCAGTTGATCTACTTCGAGGGCGTGGACGACGAGGACACGGGCCGTGGCTACAACGCAGCCGGGGCCTGGCTCGACGAGCTTGGCAAGTGGCGCTACACCGAGACCGTGTGGCGTGAGGGCGTGATGCTGTCGCTGCGCGCGAACCTGCCTGACGGGGGCCGGCCCCAGGTCGTGGTCACCACCACCCCCAAGTCCATCAAGTTGATCAAGCGGTGGGTGAAGCGGGCCCGTTCCGGCGACCTGTCCATCCGGCTCACCGGCGGCTCCACGTACGAGAACCTGGCCAACCTCGCCCCGGCCCAGATGGCCGAGTTCCGCCGCGAGTACGAGGGCACCGCGCTGGGCCGGCAGGAGTTGCACGGCGAACTGCTGGAGGAGGTGGAGGGCGCGCTGTGGAACCACGCCCTCATCGACAAGTACCGCGTCCAGCGGCGCAGCGAGGTTCCTGGCCTGCACATGATCGTGGTCGGCATGGACCCGGCCGGCACCGGCACTGGCGACGAGATGGGCCTCGTGGCCGTCGGCCGAGGCGAGGACGACGACGACTACGTGCTGGCCGACTGGTCGATGCGCATGGCCGGCCGGGCCTCCTGCCGGCGTGCGTGGCTACTGTTCAAAGCGGTCGAGGCCGACCTGCTCGTCTATGAGGACAACTACGGCAAGCTCTACCTGACCGAGATGCTGGCCGATGTCTACAGCGAGATGCAGGATGCGGGCGACTTCCCGCCCGGAGGTTCGCCGCCCATGAAGGCCGTCAACGCGATCCACGGCAAGCGGCTGCGCGCCCAGCCGACGGCCTTGCGCTACGAGCAGGGCCGCGTCCATCACGTCGGCACCTTCGCCGAGATGGAAGACCAGCAGTGCACCTGGGTGCCCGACACCGACCCGGACAGTCCCGACCGGGTGGACGCCCTCGTCCACGCCCAGGCGTTCCTGCGCTCGCGCGAGCGCATGCGCTCGGAGGCGCACGAGCC